TTCTCCACCGAATTTTTGTACTTCGGTTTGATATTTTTGTTCATATAATTGTAGCATATCCATTGGGCCTTTTAAATAGCTAAATGCTTCTACCAAGCATGCATATAAAAGTCCATTTCCAAAATTTAGACTTAAATAAGTTGTCGTATTTGCCGAGCTTAATCCTAGAGGTCTAGCATTATAATGCATTTTATACATAAAAGCTGAACTAGGAGTAGGTACAATTGTAACTCTTCCAGATGAAGCTGCTCCACTTCCTGTAGCCCCTCCAGACATAGCATAGTATTTTGGAGTTCCAGTAGTAGTTTCTGCTGCATCATATTCTCTTAAATAGCTAATATCTTTTTTTTCTAACCAACTGTTAGCTCCAGTTGCTGCTGTTGTTGAAGTATAAACTTGTATACCTCTCACAAATAAAGTGCCAGCTGGTACATTAATATTATCTTTTGAAGCAACTAAATTACCAGTTATTTCTTTTCTATCTGCATCAATTGGAACATCTCTTTGAATTCTAAGTTCTGAATTATCTATAAATTGATCTGTAATTGTACTTGAAAGTACATCTGTCCCAACTTCAGTATAATTTCCAATCGCTGTCGTAAGTGTTGAATAAGTAAATCCTGCCATATTATGCGCTCAATGATGCCGGACCAGCCGAACAATTATTGCCTCCTCCTGATACTCCTCCACTTGTAGCAGTGTTTGTATTAACAGTAAAGTGGTAGTAGTCATTTGTATTTGTAATATTACCACTTGAATCTCGCTTTCCGACTGTAATCGAGTAACCAGATGAATAAGCTAAATTTGCTCCTGTAACTCCATCAAATCCAACTGGATTTTGATATCCATCAGAATCTGAACTTGTCCATATTGGACCTCTAAATCTTACAGTATCTGAAGTATCTCTACCATGATCTAATTCAAAAACATTTATAATTCCAGATCCTGCTGAAATAGTTTCAAAAGGATTTGGTCCTAATAAAACAGAAACTTCATTTTCTTCTCTTGCAGGCCTTGCATTTCTTAAACCTTGAGCATCACCCCCTCTGTGTCTTACTTCCAATTGTGGTTGTTTTCCTTCATACTCAGATTTATGAACAAAAGAACCATTCCATTCTTTAACCATTTCGTTATAGGGAAATTCCATTCCACTTCTGTCTGAGATCGCTTTAGCGTATTTTCCTTTTGCAAATGCCATAATTATCCACTTGGGTAATAAGATTCTGGAGTTATATAAGTGCTTGTAGAAGATCCATCTTCTGCCAAAGCTCTTTTTAATTCATCTTCATATAATAATTTTAATTCTTGAACTCTTTGTGGTGCAAATTTTTGAGCTAAATAAAAAGCTAAACCTGAACACATACAAGGCACAAATCTATAAGGAATATCAGATGCATCTGTATAAGTTGCATCTAAGTCTTGAATTCTTTTAACATAATAAATATGTAAATCTTTTGAAGCTGCAGTAGAATTTGCAGTTGGATAAACAGTGACTGTAGTTTTATCTATAAATCTTTGAACCCAATATTGAGAAGGAGTTCCTTTAGATAATTTATTACCTAAGGCAGAATAAGTTGCTCTATCTATTTTTGTTAAAGCTGAATCTGATTGTGCTGTTGCAGTTCTATCTGTTCTATAAGTTGCTTCAAGAACATCAGCTACACCATACACACTTGCTGGAGCAACTGTTACAGAAGAAGTTCCATCACTGCTTGCTCTATAAAAAGTATATTCAGCTTGTCCTTCGATTAAATCAATATTAGTTTCGGCTACTTCCCAATAGTGTAAACCTCTATTGCCCCATTCTTGAAAAAGAATGTTAAGAGATCGTCTTGCTGTTTTTAATTGATAACCAGAAGTTACTTGAGAACCAATTCTCTCATAAGCTTCAGCTATTATATCATCAACAGCAAATGTCTTGTCGAACGTTACTGTTCCAGAAGTAGTATTAGCCATTTGCTACCTCCTATGATGGTGTTTTAATAAACTCTGCTACAACTGAGTACATGTTACCATCATCAGCTTGACTTGGTATCACAATATTAATATCGCCGTTTGTGTTAGCATCGGTACTTGGTGGTAGTCCACCGAACTCTCTAAAGTCCCAATAACCTGTTCCGACTAAACCAAGCAAAGGTCTATCTCCATCTGAATCTTCAAAATCTAAACGAGCGTGTGAGTCGCCACCATCTCCAGTATCACATGCAAACCAAATTCTTTGCAAAGCTCCGAGTTGTGCAACACCTGCTACAGTACGTGCTGAAGAATCAAAAAATACCGTTGTGCTTGTGCTGCCGTCTGATTCTATAACTATTTTTAGTACTACGCGTTTATCGTTTTCTTGTAGGACCTCTGGTCCTGTTACTGTATTTGCCATAATCCCTCCTTAATCAAGATTACTAGATGGGGCCGAAGCCCCATCTTAAAGTTATTTATTACGCGCTGTATCCGTATAATTTAATTATAAATTTACCAGCTGTGTAAGTATTGTTAGTTGCACCACCAGATGCTGCTAAATACAAATAACTATTCGCTGCGGGTACAGCTGTTATGCCTTTTGGAGCTAATAAATTAGTCCAATCAGCTGCTGTTGCCAACAATGCTGTTTCAGTTAAACCAGTAACAAGAGCTTCCTCTGTACCAGTTGCTTCAGTCGCTGAAAACAAATCGATATCAGGTTCTCCACCTGCAGGTGTTTCTAAACACTGCATGTAACCAGATAAAATAGTACCGTTTACTGCGGCTGTGATTTGTCCATAGTGACAGTTTGCAGTTCCAGCTTTACCAATAATATCTCCATCAGCATCGCCAGAGTTTAAACCTGTTAAGTCTAAAGCAATAGTTGTTTCAATTATATTACCAACAGTTATCACTGAATGTTTTGTAATTGCATTTGCTACTGATGATATACCAGTTCCTACAGTCATTAAAGCTGTAGTCGCTAGACTTGTTGCTCCTGCAGCAGCTAGTGTACTTGATACACAAACTGCACCTGCACAACTAACTGTAAATTTGTCAGTATATGCTCCAGTAGCAGCTGCTTTTGCTGAAACCTTAAGACCGGATTCCGCTCTTACTGTTCCCGAAAAGGTTGTGTTTGCCATAATATTCCTCCTAGAATATTTAAATGTAGTCCCTAGGGGATGTCGACTATACGCGTCTACATTTAAGTTTTTTTAAAATTTGTATAGTGATAAATTTATATGTTATTTTTTGATTGAGTGCAAGCGATCCCTGCATAAAAGTACGATTTTAGCGATGTGGCGTTTATTTAAGTTGCCACAGAAACTTGGGGGGCTGAATCACTAATTTTATTTTCTCTATCAGCAATTTTAAACTCTTCAGCTTTGATCTGAGTGATGATACTTTTAATTTTCTCATCAATTTCAACCATATTAAGAGTATATTTTCCATGTTGATTATACTCAGACTGCCACCCTAACTCCAAGGACCTCTTTTGTTTGTATAGGTCTTCGGTCATCTATAACCTCCTCATAGGTTATTCTGTTGGGAATATCTCTAAACATTCCTGTTGTTTCCCACTTTATAGACTTTTCTCCTAGTTTGTCAAGGATAGATTTTTCAATAGATTCACGATTATCTTCTGCTAAAGTTTCAAATTTAGCATGATAATCATAAGCCCATATCTGTACTAGGAATTTTCTCATTTCTCCTTTCTTATTTTTTAAATGTGGCGGAACTATGTTCCGCCACATTAATTTAGTGATTACGCACCTGGTGAGCCAAATATTCCACGCCAGTCAGACCAGCCGAAGCTGTATCTTTCTCTTGCTTTATATCTAACATTTCCATAGCAGTTTTGATTGGTGCTCTAACAAAGTGTTTCAATCCATTAGGAACATCAGTTTTAATGAAAAACGCATCTGTATCAGTTAAGTAGTGATTCACAGTATAACCCTGTGGAATCATTCCCATAGATACAACGGCGTTGATATCATTATCAGCTGTTCCAACTCTTTGTGTAGACTTCATAAGTCTCTCTGCAGTAAATTGTAGCGCAGAAGGAATAATTAATTTCATTCCTTTAGCTGCAATTTTAAGACCTCTCTCATCAGTTAGCGCAGCAATATCAATTAATGCTTGCTCCAAAGATGTTTCATTTAAGTCAGCAGCAGTCGATAATTCGTTCTGCTCTGTTCCAGAAATGATTGAGTGGTCAGTTGCGCAAAGTTCTTTACTGTCTCCACCAGTGTATGAACTGTTGAATGC